TAAATTCCTTCTCACCCTCGACGCCGATTTTCAGACCGAAATTATCAGCCACCTAAAACACCTCCTCCCTCAAAAAATCAGATGCCATCAGGGATGACATCCTCAATAAACAGTTCTTGTTTCGGCTTGCTCATTCCGAGGAATTGCCTGTGGCACTCCCACAAGTCAAGTAGCAAGCCGACGGGCGAGAGCCATGTTTCCTCCTCGGAGAGGTTCAAATGAACCGTGCCGTAATATAAAAGCCGGGTAAACAATTCTGAATCGCTTACCCGACCTCGGCGTTTTTTGAGCCACCGTCCTCACTTTCAATGTTCCGCGCCGTACCTTTGAACATCGCCTCAGTGATTGCCGCCTTGTACGCAGACAGTTCAAGCGGTGAAGTCAGCAGTTCTACGGCGTCCTCAGTTAGCACTTCTTTCGGGTCGTCCTTGTGCTTTAAGTTGTGAATCAAGAGGGACTGATTGGCGAGCAGCGTAATCAGCCAGATAATTTCATCCAGAGCCATCTCGAAATTCTCCGACTTCATTAGTTTTTCGCCGAGATTATCCAAGCCGCCATAGCGTTTGGCGATTTCCTTTGTGGCGCGGGTGGTGAGGATTAACTCAAAATCCGACCCGCCGATGTTTATAACCGCGCTTCTTTCCTTATCCATGCCTTACACCTCCAAAAATTCCGGCTCGTACACCTGCGTGTACCAGCTTTCGATTATTGCGGGCGGTACGCCCGTGTCGTCCTCGTTTGCTTCCGCTTTCCAAGGATGACGGTCGTTATCCGCAGGCTTATTGCGGCGGGAGACCGTACCTTCGATGGACGGCGTGGAAAATGTGATGCTGTCGCCCTTGGTAGCGAGACTGGTCGACGGGACGCCGAACTTCACTCGGTAGAGCCAGAAGTAGCGGTATTTGCCGTTCGCTTTCTTTGCCCTGAAGCCGATGGCGACGGATTCCCCGCCGTCCTCGGAAGCCGAAATTAGGACTCCGTTTTCGTCTGTGGTCGCCCCAGTCAGGGCGGCTGCGGCTTTCTTGCCGATGTCGTCCACGCCGAGGGTCAGCTTGCCGTTTTTGAACTCCTTGATAATTTCGGCGGCCCCATCGTCCGCCCAGAGCGTTGCTTCCGCAAGTTCAATGGAAAGTTCAGCCGAGATTGCCTTTGCCAACATGACTGGCTCGCCGTAGGTTTCATACCCGGTGGTCGGTGCTTCGGTAATAGGCGCGTAGTAGAGCTTATCAAGCCCGATTGTAGCCATATCAATAATCCTCCGTTTCGTATTCTTTCGCCGCGTCTATGGCGAAGTGGTGGTAGCCGCTGTCGTCCTCGTGTCCGATATAGCGGCGGTCGGTTATGGTAAAAGCCGCCCCAAGCAGGGCGGCGGTGAGTTGGTTCTTCCTTTTGACGTAGTTACCCTTGGAAAACAGGGAAATCCGTACCTCGGACACGTCAATGAGCGGTTCGTTATCGCCGAATAAAGCGAAGCTGTCCGTCATTGGCGTGAGGACTATATACTCGTCGGGCGGTACGCCGCTGAATATCCCTGTCTCTATAGGAAGAATAGGTGAAAGCAGCGTGTTTAGTTCCAGCAATATGCTCATAGACGCTCCACCTCCTGCTCGAACTTCTCCTTCATCGCATTGATAGCGGCATTCCTTGATTGGGTTCGAGCGGGCTTCATGAAAGGCTTTGCCGGTTGCCCATGTTTGCCATATTCGATGATGTTTGCGATTTTAGCGTTGGATTGACCCTTGCCGCGCCGGGGTTCGGCGAAGCCGACCTTCACGTCCCAGTCGCCTTTGCGGTTCTGCCTCGCTTTGGACAGACCGAGGGAGCGTTCCAACTCGCCAGTGGAGCGGCTCTTTACTTTCGTACCGCGCCCGACTACGGATGAGAGGTTGCTTTTCGCTTTGGCAAGCACGACCTCGCCGCCCGCCTCCAATACCTTGGGGATAATCGTGTCGGTCTGGCTGCCGAGCCGGGACAGTTTCAGGAGGAAATCCTCCGGCATCTTGATTTCTACTTTTGCCATTACATCACCGTCCCTTCCAGTTTTTCAGCGAGAACCTCGACGTACATCCCACGCCCACGCACGTCCTCCGCGCTGACGATGTTATAACGACTTTCGCCGTCAGATAGGAAATGCGAAGTCGTAACGGTCAAGCCGGGGATTTTACGGAAGCGGAACATCGCTGTAACACTTGAAAATGCGGCGTTGCCGATTATCCGCTCCCATTTCGCGGTTGTGTTGCGGACTTCCCTGTAAGCCCTGACAGACGCGAGGACATTATCGCCCTTGGTGACAAAGCCCTCCGAATCCTTGGTGGGTTCGGTCGTAATGACATTGATAAACGTGTTCATTTTGCCGTAGCCCATAATCAAACACCCCACAGTCGGTCAAGCCGCAAAAGAGTGTTGACCGTGTTCCAAACCTGCTGACCCGCCGCCACGCTGTCTGCAAAGAAGCCGCCCGTCGAACCATCCCTGCTTTCGTAAAAATGGCTCGACAGCATGACGACCGCTTGCTCGGTGGTGGGCGGCATCGGGTTTTCGGTGTAAAATCCCTCAGTGAGATGCTGATAGCTTTCGGCATAATTCACGGCGGCGGCGATGAGCCGCAGGAGCAGTGCGTCGTCTTCATCGTGCGTCAATATCAGGTTTTCTTTGACTTTCGATAACAATTCCGTTGGCGTCATCGCAGTCGCCTCCCTCCATTTTGATTAAGCACCCATCTTCAAAAGCTGGATGCCTTCGGAAAGGATAACCTTTGCATCTACCCTCTGAGTGGCAATGAACCCGATTTGACCGTTACCGGCATAGAGTTCAATCAGTCTCTGGACGGTACGTCCCATGCGGTCGGCTATCCAGTAGTTGGAGAAGTCGCCAAATGCCACCGGCAGAGCGTTCGCCGCGGCGACTGGCACATAAGGCGAGGTGTGGAGCGGGTATCCGAGCAGTCTGTCAGGTTCTCCAGCCTGTACCGACGGCTGCCAGAGGTATTGCCCGTTGGAGTCTTTGAGTTTACGGATTGCCGAAACGGTGATGTCTCTCATAAGGAAAGCGGCGTTTCTGCGGTACGGACTCTTAAGGGCATACACCAAGTCGATGAGGTTATCAGTGTTGATTGCCGTGGCTGAACCCGCCGTCACGCCAACATCGCCGCCAGTAGCTGTAAAAATACCCGAAGGCTGACCCGTGCCGGTTCCGATGCAGAACGCTTCTTCCTCGGCCACGCCGAACGCACGAGCGAACTCGGCGGCGATATAGCTTTCGAGGTCGAACATCGAATCCTGCAGCAGTTCTACGCTGACTTTAATAAGGTTGGTCAGCTTGAAGGCGTCGATGGTCTTTTGGGTAAAAGTCGGGCTGCTTTCAGTAATCGCAGCGTTTTCAGCCGTCCACTTAGCGATTGATTGCGTAGCAGCGATTGGGATTTTGCGCTCTGCTGAAGTAGTGATGACTTTACCGATTCTGCGGATGACGTTGGCTTCCTCAAGTCCCATCACAATTTGTCGCTCGAACTCCACAGGAACGAGGTAGCCGCCGTCTGTATCGGGAGACGTACTCAGCACATTGTTGATAGGCGGCTTGCCACGCAGGATATTGCCAAAGTCGGTCTTGTACTCGTCGGAAGCCCTGCCGGTCTTGGCTTCAGCGGGCTTGGTCGGCGCGCCCAAGATAGGAGAAGATGTCGGTTTCGCCATCTCAATGTCAAATGCCGTTTGGCGTTCCAGCCTCTCAATTTCCTTGCCGAGTGCCACCATGTCGGCTTCCATTTTGTCGTACTCGGCGGCGGCTTCAGGTGGGACAAGCCCGTTCTCGCCGCGTTTTTGGTCGAGGAACTCCTTAGCGGTGTTCCAGATTTTGTTGCGCTTCTCGCGCAGTTCAAGAATTTTACTCATTGTCAGTTACCTCCATATTTTTAGTGTTGAATGAGATTGAGCCGCTTCTCCAGCGACTCAACAGGGATGCCTTGCGGTTCATTTGGTTTAGTTGGTTCGGGGTTTGCTTTGGGCTTGACCTTGTCAAGCAGGGAATTGGTGACCGCTCGCCTTGAAAAAGCGTAGGTCGGGGTGGCTTGTTGTCGCTTGTTGTCTTCCAGAACGCCATCGGCGAAGCCCAGTTCCATTGCCTTGTTTGCGTTCATCCATGTTTCCGCGTCCATCCAGTGGGAGATTTTAACCCGGCTCTGGCTTGTCTTGATTTGGTAAGCGTTGATGATGCTTTCCTTGACCTCGGCAAGCATATCAATTGCCTTTTGCATTTCCTCGCTGTCGCCAATGGCAATGGTCAGCGGGTTATGCACCATCATCAAAGCGGTGGGAGCCATTAGCACCGAAGTCCCTGCCATCGCCACCACACTTGCCGCCGAAGCCGCGATACCGTCAATCTTGACCGTGACATTGTGCGGGTAATCCATCAGCATGGCATAGATTTGGCTTGCTGCGATGCAATCCCCGCCGGGCGAATTCAGCCAGATGGTGATGTCGCCCTTGTCGGCGAACAGTTCCGATTTGAACATCGCTGGCGTTATTTCGTCGCCCCACCATGTGTCCTCGGAAATGACCCCGTCGAGGTAGAGGGTGCGCTCGTTTGTAGTCTC